ACTATACCAGTGATAATCATACTTTCAGATCCTATTCCAATTGAATCATTAACTTGGAATCCAAATATATCTTTAACTTCAATAAAAGTTGATATTCCAGTTGCGGATACATTCTGGATATCTGTAGTCAATCCAGTTGTATTTTGATTAACAAAAATAGTTTTTGTTCCCTCTAATTGGGAAAGTGTAATTGTAGATATTCCAGAAATTATAATTTTATCACCATCGGTGAAATTATGAATGGAAGAAGTTATACCAACTATATTATTTGAACTAGTTTCTTTTAAATAAAATATAACATCATCAAAAGTAGTTACTCCAATAGTAAGATTTGAAATATTTTTTCCATTTATTCTGGAAATTTGAGCACTTACTCCAGTACCTTCATTTGATTCTACAAATCCAATAACATCATCAACCGAATAATTTATTCCAGTAGAATCAATAAAAATTGAAGAAATTCCAGATTTTTTTATTTCAGTTACTCTAAATTCTTGATTTAGTTTCGGGGAAATTTTCTCAAGAATTTCATATCCAGAATTAGTAGAATCTATATAATGATTACTAAAGTTTCTAATTAAATTATATTGAGATATATTTTTATCTTGGGAGAAACTTGGATCGAAATTTTCCATCAATGGAGTATCTTTAAATTTTTTCCCAACAATATATGGATAATCTTGAATTAATATATTTGATGCTAAGTGAAATGTTGTAAAGTATGCATACGTCCCATAAGGATATTCCGGAGTAGTGCAATATCTTCCATTATATTCATCCAAATCACCAGAAGATTTATATTCATAATCATTAATGAAGAAACCAGGAGCAAAAATAGTTTTATCTGGCCTAAGAGTACTAACATACTGATTTGTCATACCATAGCTAGTTTCAATTAATTTAACTGTTTTATCGGTTAAATTTACATATCCGTATGGTCCATAAATTGGATTTCCATCATATGCCCAACCTATAATTGGAGAATGTTTATAGTTGGATGGATCGGAATCATAAATATTATCTCCAATATTTACTCTAAGTTGTTTTGGTAGATAAAAATTTATTGGTTGTAATCCCAAACTAGAATCTATTGATGGATGAGTAATTGCCTCATCATTTCCTCCATTGGATTCGATTAATTTTTTATTGCGTTCGACTTGATTTATTTTCCATTCAAAAACATTTGCTACAAATTTTAAATCAACTCCTCTTCGTATTGCACTTAATACTGTATCTGGATATGTATAACCAATTCCACTATCTTCAATGTTTATTGATATGATTGATCCTCCTTGTATTATGGGCTTCAAATCCGCATATTTTCCATTTCCATATACTATTATTTCAGTTCCATTATCATATCCACTACCACCAAATATAACTTGAACATCAGAAATACGACCATCTATAATTACAGGTTTCAATATAGCAGAACTAATTGAAGATAAACCAACATTTGGTCTTCTATGAAAATTAATTATATCGGAACAACCATAGGAGACCCCACCATCTTCAATATAAACACTCTCAATAGAACCCAAAATTACAGGAGTTAATAATGGAGAAACGATGGCAGTAGAACCAATTCCAGATACTGTTTCTATATTAATTTCTATAGGTGGATAGTAAAATGTATGAGTTCCTATACCAAAAGAATCAAATTGAACATATTTTTTATTTAAATAATTCTGATTAGTGGATGTATTTCCTATTCCAGCATCAGATAATTTGAATTTATTTTGATCTACTACTGTTACTTGATACTCTATATTAGTAGATAAACCAATTATGGAAGTATCTGTGTGTAAGTATCTTACGTAATCTCCATTTTTAAATCCGTGATTTTTTGCAAAAACATAATTATCTGCGGTATTGATTCCGGATATCACACTAAAATCAAAATTTGGATGTGGATTGGAAGATATTTTAACTAATCTATTTGAATAATTCTCTCCTTCATTCTTTACATATATTTTTGTTATAGTATTTTTTGAATTTAGAGTACTCAATTGATGGAACCCAGAACTAATTCCAGTAATGTTTATCGTATTGATACCAACTATAGAATCATTTTTTGATCCATATAGTTTTACTGAGTTTTGTGTTATGTTTTGTATAAAATAATTTGATTTGTTGATTAATCCAGGAACATTTGTATTTCCATTTGATGAATAAATTACTTCTTCGTTATCATCAAAATTATGATTATTTAAAAATGTGATCGTATCTGTAAATGGATTTGTGTATGTATTATTTGATTTGAAACTAGAAACAATTTTTGATTTTACTAAATTGGATTCTAATACAGCACCATTTCCATTTCCACCAACGATTGTTATTTTTGGTTTTCTGTCATATCCAATACCAGGATAATTTACCTTTACTTCTTTTACGGAACCAGAAATTGCTAGATGTGCCTTTGCTCCAGATCCAGAAGAATCATTAATAATAACACTTGGGGCATTTATTACATCGTAATCTTTTCCAGAATTTGTAACGATAATGGAATCTAACATTCCATAGTAGATATTTTCATCAAATAATGATGGAGAATATATTTCTACTCCATTTACCAAAAGACCAACGGATCTATTAAATGTTGTTCTTTTTGTTGGATTATCAAAATATTCAATATTATCATTTAATTTGAATTTTTTTAATAATCTTTGATCTTTAATGGTTTTATTTTCATAACCAAGTCTATTGGCTTGATCTGATGTGATTTTATTATTAATTTTAATATATTTTTTTTCAAAAATATCTCCATTACTGTAAGATAATTTAATTTCGTTGTTACTTATTTTTGTAGAAAAGTATATTCCAGTTGAAATTTCACTGGAATTGGATTTATAATAAATTTTATCTCCAGTTAGGAAATTATGATCTGGTAAATTAAAAATAGATGTTCCTGAACCAACAGAAGTAATAATACCTATAGTTGAAGTACAACTTAGTTTATAATCAGGAAGTCCAGAACAAGTTACATATAAATATTCTTCTTCTTTATCAATGTATGTATTTTGTATAGATGCACATATTGAGGATACCTCGGGAAAAATATCCGAATTTGCTTTTGAAAGAGTTCTTCTGATGCTATTAATTTTATTTAAATCTAAATTACTTCCAGTAGATATAACAATTCCATCGTTAACTTGTGTGATTGTTCCTTCAATTTGAGATTCTCCATCTATTATATAAATTTTTTCATTTACATAAAAATTTACATCATCTTTCAAATGTATTCTATATGTAAGTTCTGATATGATTTCGATAGAACTGATGTTGTGGTGTGTTGGAATGTTATAAATCCAACTTGTAAATTTATAGTTATCTGAAATATTTTTTCCAAATGAACTTAATGATATTTTATCTCCCTTTCTCAAATTCGAAGATTTGCTGAAATCAATATCTCCAATTACATTAATAACTCTAAATTCGATTGGAGAAGTTATATTGGACTCAATATATGAATATGCTAATTTATTTTCGTAAATTTGATTTCCAAAATTCAATTCATGCGTTAGTCCAGTAATATTCAATAACTGTGTATTTGTTTTGTCGGTATATTGTATAAGTATATTTCCATAATTGCTGTTTGCATATACTGTTCCTGAATATGCGAATCCAACTGTAGAATCAACATTCAATACTGTCGATTCGAGTGAAGTATTCTCGATTATTTTTGTTGTTCCTGTTGATTCGAATGATCCAATAAATGAAGATTTATCAAGAGATATTTCATATAAATCTTTTCCTTGTATTGGTCTATATTCGACATTATAAATTGATGCAGATGCAGTACCTACACCAATAATATCTTGATAGAGTGTAGATCCAGGTAATAAAAGGGGATCTCCTCCGGAAATTTTTTCTACTAATATATTTTTTGTTATGAAATAATTATTATCAGATGGCCTCAACATATAATCCTGAGGCTTAATTATTTCTACTTCTGCACCAAAAAGAACTTTGAATAGGATATTAAACGATTGGTCGGTTCCTTTTGATGTATAGAAATCTTTTGCTTTTGATAAAATATTTTGAATAGAAACTCCAGAAGTAAAATTCCTTTCTTCGAAACCAGGTAAAAATTGATATTTGAATTTTTTAAAAAATTCAAAAAAGAATGTGAAATTTAAATTATTTACAATAGAACCTTCAATGTGATCTTCTTCGGATGTGGAAGAAAATGTCAAAAATTCTGGATCATTATTATTGGTGAAACTTTCAATTCCACTAAATCCACGAACACAACCAATAAAGGAAGTTTTAGTTTTTGAGGTATATGTAATAATTTCATTATCAATTTTTAATAATCCATAATTATCTGGAAATCCAATTGTATGAGAAACATTAATAGTATCATCGAATGGTAAAATAGATGATACTAACTGAGATTTAAGACCAATATCAATTAGAGTTTCGTTATTTAAATTATCAATACTTTTATATTTTGGTAAGTTATTTGATAAATCAACAATACCAGTTTGGTGTTCTTGTGAAATATAATATTGATTCAGAAACTCTTTAAATAGATGAGAATCTTCATTAAGAAACTCTGGAATTTGAGAATCTAGGATGTGATTGATTTTAACTCTTTTAATTTCAGACATTTATCTAATATATGGTCCGTTTAAGTAACTTGATGTTGAAGTATATAGAGTAGCTGAAGTATTTTCTCCAGATTCAATTGTATCTTCTATAGTATTTACCACACTATTTGAGATGTCTATTTGAAGATACAAATCCTTTAGTGCAATTACATCATTTGATTCTGGAACTGCTTCAATTTGAATAACTCCAGATTGAAGGGAAGTGGATGTAATATTAATTACTGATAGTATAATTTCTCCCAGAGAGTAGTCAATAGTACCTGCATCATTTTTTACTACAACTGGAAGATTATCTACAAGTTTGAATAGTATTAATTTACCATTTGTTTTTGTACTTGGAATGTCAGTAACATATACAGTTTCTGTAAATTCACTTGTAATAAATCCAGAAGATTTGATGCTATAGTTATTTGTTTTTTGGTGAAATTTATTACCAAAACACAATTCATATGTTGCAAATGTATTAAATAATGGCTGCAAATCTCTTCTTATTTTAATCTTTGTAATATTTGATGTAATTGCTTTATTTGTATTATCAATTAAAGTATTTATTTTACTATACTTAAATCTCCCACCAAAACTATTCACATCTGTGGATTTTGAGTATGAATTTAATGAATTTGTAACTGAATTTTTAAGTAAAATTGGATCGGAAGTAAATGATTTATTATAATATATTGTGGTATCCAATTCAACATAAAGATATTTCAAATCTATAATTTCTGGTTTAATACCAGCAATACTATATTGTTTTAATTTTTTCTTAATGTCGTTCTTCGTAATTTGTGATAAAAAATTACCATTTCTTGGTTTTATTGATATAAAAACTTTTCCATATTCTGGTGGATTTAATTCATCTCCACCGTATGCAGTTACAGAATCGACATTGGGATATAGGTATGGAATCAAAGCTCTATAATCATTTGCTGTGACTGCCCTATATTGAGAAGCATAGACCCTCGGTGCAAGATATTTGATAGAATCTATTGATTCTATATCATCACCATTTTGGGAGGATATTATGGTAGTTATGGGAGAAATGTCAGATGTAATGCTAGTTCCATTATTATCAACTAAAGTTCCAGAGAAAGTAAAATTGGATGCTCCATTTGCATCCTTTCCATTTGTTACAATATAAGAAACTTTTATTGTACTTTGATTTTTTGGTTTCTTTCCAAGCAAATCATCTCCAAAAATAATTTGATATTTTTCATCATCAATTTCTTGAATTAAAAATACTTTAGAATTTTTATCAATATTTAAAATATTCTCATAAAGTGAATATTTTTCATTTGCAGTATTAGTTACATTTACATTAATTGTAGTCGTATCAATATTTGAATTATCTATAATATACTTTTGATTTACTAGAGCATTATCAACTGTAAAAGTTTTAGTAAGATATGATCCTTCATATATTGATATATTTTCAAAATTTGCAACTCTAAAATCATCAACAGATACAGTAATATCTGATGGGATGGAAAATATATAGTTTCCAGATTCAATTGCACCTAAAGATACAATTCCTGCTTTGAGGGTTATTGTTCTAGAGTTTATATTATTAGTATTTACTGTGAATGATATTTTTGATTGTGATGCTCTCTTGGATCTAGGAACATATCCAATATTTCTTGCAAGAGAAACTACATTTTCTCTTAATGTTGCAGAATCAATAAATGATTCATTTGCTTGCATATTAGTATTATATGCGGTAATATAACTATTATAAGCAAGAACATCAATCAATACTGAAAAATTAGATCCTTCAAAATCAAAGTCAGTAAAATTAGTATTAGATCTCAGGTAATCTTTAATCTGAGATCTAATATCGGCAAAATCTAAATTTGTAAATTGATTAAATGACATTATATTCTAGTTGGTTGTAGGATAAATTCTATATTTTGTTTTGGAAATGGTTGCCCTATAATGTCATAGGATATACGAATATTTAAATCATTACTATCTGGATCTGATTCTGTAGTAATATCCTTTACTTTAATTCTAATCTCAAAATTATTTAATAAATTTGAGATTTCTTCTTCTAAGAATGATGTAATGTCGGAGTTTTGGATTTCAAAGAGAGATTTATCAACAGAAGTTCCTAATAAATTATTAAAAAATCTCTCACCAAGACGAGTTCTTACCAAATTAATCACGGATCTTTTAATTGCATCCTCATTTTTGAGAATTACAATATCATTTGTAACTGGATGTCTCGAAAAGGATAAACTAATGTCTTTAAAACTACGAGAGATTGTTACTGCCATTCAACTTTTGTACTTTTATATATCTATAATACTTTTTTCCAAGATTTTCCATAATTTGGTTCAGTTCCATATTCCCAATCATCATAATCAATATCGTTACGAATTATTTCATGAAGATCAGATTGTTTCTTTAAATCATGCTTTGGTGCTTGGTCATTCAAAAATTCCTGAATAACTCTTTTTGTTGATTCTGGTTTATAATCAGTAACAAGATGAGTGGTCCCCCACATATCATGCATATACTCTTTGTCCCTATCTACTTTTAAATTTGACATTGTTAGCTCCTGTTTTAGTATTAAAACAGAACTTTTATTACGGAGGTTGCTATCTCCAATTGTATTTAACGATTTAATGTTTTAATCTTATAATTATAAGAATTTAAGTATTTGAGTAATTCTATAGCAATCAATTTTGGATTCCCATCTCCACAAGTATAGATATCAATTGCAATACATCCTCTTTCTGGCCAAGTATGTGCCGAAAAATGACTTTCCGCTAATGCAATTACGATTGTGAGACCTTGTGGTTCAAATTTATGAGTAAAGATATTTAAAATAG